TCCTACCCCGTCGAGGCGAATGTCACCATTCGCTTCCGAAACGATGATCGCGTGTCGAATCACACCGAGCGTATCCAGCAAGCGCTGGTGCTCGGCGTTCGGAGCCTCGCTCCGTTCGACGCGCTGACCATCGTGGGAACATCGGTTGAAAGCAACCTCAAGAACCTCGAACTGGGCGCCCTTCCGGCGCTCTGATCCTGGTGAGCCATTCTAAACTCAACAAGAGAGGTCCAAAATGGATCTGCACGAATTGTTCAAAACGATCGAAAGTGACACGGGTGTCTCTGGTTTGGATCCTTCCAATCTCCGTGACACTCGTCGTCATTACCTTGCTCGGGCCCTTGGTGATCACACTTTTTCGGTTAGGGATTCTGCCCCTCTTCTCAGAGGTTATGAATTCTTTTCGAAATGTGCTAATCTTCCTGGAGTAATTCCCGACAAGGCTTGGCCAAGATACCTGGCCCTTCAGACATCCGCAGACAAAGTCACTGCTCCCGACGCCATCCTTAATTCCGTCTCCACCGCTTTGCGTTGGCTATGGAAAGAGTTTGATGTTGGGGCCGCGGCTATGTTGTGCCGTCATGGGCCTGGCGCAGTTTTAGAAGGTAACACCTCCTATGACAAGTGGCTTTTTGATTTGCCACTTGACCACGCCTTAACTGCGCATTGCGATCCCTTATATAGATTCCCCCGCTCATTGTCAGTTAGTAATTGTAACTCGTTTATCGAGATACCAAAGACTTCCTGGTCAAATCGCGGGATAGCTGTTGAGGGGCAAGCAACGCAGTTTTTACAACAAGGTATCGGCCGTTTGATGCGACGTAGGCTACAATACTCTGCATCGATATCTCTCGATCCTGGGCAACTAACATTTCTCTGCTAAAAGACCCGTCTTACGGAACGATCGATCTCTCAGGTGCATCTGATTCTATCACATGCATGCTGATGAAATTAATCGCTCCCGACGGAGCCTTAGCAGATTGGTTAGCTGCGATGGACGCGTCAAGATCCGAATGGGTCATTTCGCCTGCACCTGACAGGAGCTTGATTCGACTAAAGACATACGCCTCAATGGGCAATGGCTTTAGTTTCGTCTTGCTCTCATCAGTGTGTATTGCGG